CCTTGATTTCCATTTCAATGGAGTAGCGCAATACCCTCTGGTAGAGATGCCAGTACAGAGGCAGGAAGCCTTCTGCGGCCAACTTGGGAAGCAGATGCTCATGAAGCTCCAGCGTCCATAGAGCATCCTTTCGCGCATAGTTATGGAAGGTACTTTGGGCCTTGCGCTCGGCGCGACGAATCAGCTCGTCCCCGAACTGCTCCTGCGCCTGCTCCATTACCTTGGCCTTGAGCATCCTGGCAGGCAGGTACTCGAGGAGCGCCTGGATGTGCTTGTTACGAACGTCGCGTAGCTTGATGAGATCCTTATGGTAGTCGCGGTACGCTTCCCATGCCTGCTGACAGTAATCCTTCGCGACCTTCTTCGCCGTCTTTATTAAATCAGTTATTTCCTTTTGCGTTACCTTGTGCGATTTGGCATCGAGATGTCCCAGGTGATCTTTAGCGCAAGATTTCAAATCATGCGGGCGGTTCTCGTCTAGCAGGTAATCCATAATCATCGTATCTGAGAGCCGCGCTGCCTTGGGCTTCAGATTCCGCACATGGAATACCTTCAAGTCAAAGGATGCATTATGAAATACCAGGACGAGTTTCTTGCGCTTGAACAGCGGCTTCATAATTAGCTTGCAGAAGCGCTTCCACTTTGCCGCAGCTTCTACCGGCCCCATTTCCTCTGGATCAAAGCTCCAGTAATGCGCCCAGTTCTTCCCTGCCTGCTTCCAGGCTATGGATACGCCCTTGAGCTTGCATCGCAGCGCATTCAGGCCGTCGGTTTCAGTATCAACCGCTACGACCGGAGATCGCAGAATCGCTTTGGCAACTTTATTCAACATACATCACGCAAAAGTCGGCAGGTGGGGCCAACCGGAGCTGACCCCACCCGCCTGGCACAGGTGGCTACATGATGACCTTTTTCTTTTTCTTCTTTTTCTTGGCCTTCTTTTTCTTCTTGGGCTTGGGAGGCTCTTCGTCGTCGTCTTCGAAGTCGGTAAAGTCCTCCTCTTCATCGTCAGCGGCCGTCACCGAGTCGTCGCTGTAGTCGTAGTCGGTATTCTCCTCTTCCTCGGCAGGCGGTTTGGGGTTGTCACCTGCGATGTAGGCCAGGAAATAGTCGACCCGCTTCTCGGTGGGTTCCAGCTCCTTGGAGTAGTCGAAGGGGGTGATCAGAATCTTCAGCGCTTCCTTCTCTGTAATGGATTCACCCCGCTTTGCGTAGAAGTCGATCAGTCCCTGGATCCGCGGAGACTTCATGAACATCTTTGCGAGATTGACCCGCTTGATGTACTCCACTTCATCTCCGATGACCGGCGAGGTCTTCTCGTTGCGGAAGAGTTTCAGAACCGCACCGACAAGGGTGCCGCGCTCCTTCTTCCGCCTCTCGAATTTCTTCGCCGCCTGCTTGTTGAGGGGCACCAGCTTCCGCACATGGGTGTAGGTCGTGCCGTCGATCTCGAACTTGGACAGATCGACGCAAGAGAGGTACGAGACGTACTTGCGGGCGATCCGGTCGTCCTTGATCATCGCGTTGCAGATGCGGCATTTGTTGGGTACCGGATCCGGTCCAGGTGACTTGCACGTTACCTTCAGCTTCATCGCAGTCTTGTCGCCGCGAATGAAGATGCTGTGCTCGTAGATGTTGACCCCACCATCGTCCAACAGGACGATCTTGGTTCCCTTTCCAATCGGCAGGTACAGCCGGGTCGCCAGGTTTGGCTTGATGGAAGAAGAACCGGGCATCTTCTTGGCCTTGTCGAGCCCCTCGGTAAAGAATGATCCCATGATATGTTCCTTTCTCTTCTTGACTACATGAGTCGTTCATGTCTACATGAGACTACTTTTTGTGACCGGGCATATCTCCTTCCTCGCCCCAATCAACTAAAGCCCAAAGGGTGCGCTCCTCTATCGCCTTTCTAATCTGATCAGGCGAAGCGTCGAATGGATCCAATCCACTCGGCAGGAACGCGACGAACAGCACGAAATGTTTGTAGAGCGACAAGCCTACTTTGAACATCCCGACTGTTCCAGCAGCATCGCCATCATATAGTAGAGTTACCGTCCTGAACCATTTTCGGAGCCGCTTCAATCGTGCGTCCGTCATTAGCTGAACGCCGCACTGCCCGAGAACATTCGGGTAATACCGGCCCGTCTTAATGGCATCGAGAGGACCCTCTACCAAGATGCATTCTTCTATCGTTAGGTCCAATAGATGTTCCCCAAAGAAAACCTCAGTCATCGCCTCGGGGTTGTTTCCATAATGGTAGTATTTAGGAACCTGCTCTTTATGGATACGCCTTCCCGTTATCCCCACAAGCTCCTGATTGAGATCGATCAATGGAAAGAGATCGCGCTTGTTAATCTGGTCGAATCCTAGCTGCCATTTTTCTACGTCGTACTTGGTGACGCCTCGCTGTTGCAGGATCTTCGACAGCTTACCCTTTGACACTCTCCAGATGCGCTTCAGCGATTTGTCTTCCTTCCGCTTGGGCTTGGGCTTCTTCTCATGCGACTCATGCCATCCAAAACCAGAGTCGATTTTGCAGACAAACTTATACGCTTCGATATACTTCTCTTCCTGGTCACTTAACTCAATCAGCTTACTCGCTACCTTGCGAACCGTCCCGCCCTCCCCACACGCAAAGCAGTAGCAAAGCGAAAGCTCAAGGGACTTGGTAATGCTGAAATTCGGATTGTTGTCTACAGTATTGCGATGACCATTTCCAAAGGGCGCGAAAGGACACTGCATGTAGACCTCTCGCGCATTCTCGCGGGACACCTCGCTGCCCCAGATCGCCGCCAGTTCTTTTATCGCGTCTTCTTGCATAGTTCTTGTTGTGCCTTTGCAAGCCTATCCGCCAACTCGTTGAACTGGAACCCCGCGTGGCCCTTCACCCAACGGAGACGATACATAGGCTTCGGAATATACAGCTCTCGGATCTTCTTAATCAGCTCCCGATTCTTCCCAGCAGGACCGCCCTGTGCAGCGCGAATGGAATAGAGGCTATCGGAGTAGAGTCGCGCTTCCTTTATTCCATTCCTGTGCAGGTAGAACAGCGCCCAGTAGATTGCCGACAGCTCTGCTGTGTTGTTGGTATGCTTCTCTGCGCCGACATATTGCTCTGAGCGAAAGTCGGTTTCTACCCACCCGCTTCTCCAATGCACCACCTCGCCCGATCGATGGTCCTTTAGCTTCTCTCTTCCCACCACTACAAAGGCCCAGGTCGCTAGTAGGTCCCGCGATATTTTTCGCTGGGCGGTCACGCTCCCGTCTGTATAGATCACAGTTCTCATTTATCGAAGAAGTTGCACACTGCATTATGGTGGATGCCATATCGCTCTATCACCGCCATGAACTCTTCGTAACCATAAGCCATCGCATTCCCGCAGTATTCCCGTTGCCGGTTCTCGGCCTTCATGCCTTCGACTTCTGCCAGAGCGCAGACAGCCTGCGCGAACACGTATGCTGCCTTCTGTTGTGCGTTCATCGACTTACCTCCATCAATCTGTTGCGAAATTGCGCCGCGCCTTCTTAGCCTTAGCCTCACGGTCTCTTGCTCGTCTTCGATTATGCTCTGAGGTCACAATGGCAGCGTCTAGCGGTGTTAACCAAAGGTACTCCCACCACGATGGAAGCCGCTTCTTGGCAGCGTAGTATTCCACCGTAGCCTTCACCCTGGCGACTATCCCATCGTCCACAGCGCACTTGGCGCATAGCCCCAGGTCATGCAACCAAAGGCGCTCAATAGCATAGCCATCGCCAATAGAGTCGCCGCAGATATGACAACTAGGTGCCATGCCGTCATAGGATACTTGGATAAACATATGCCCTCCCTCTGCTGGTACCAGCAGAGCTAGTAGTCGTAAGTAAGCTCCACTTCCTCATTGATCTCTTCATCTGCCTTAGTCTGCTGGCCTGCCAGGGACGATTGCAGCTCCTTGAAATTGCCCTTGTCGATGTCCCAGCGGATCAACAGCTCACTCAGCTCGATGCCTTCGCGCACCTTCAGCGACCGCAGAAGCATCTCATTCATCAGCTTCATAGAAGGCGTCTGGAAGAGAGCGAATACGAAATCTGCATCATGCAGAATCGAGTCGGTAAACGCTGCCGCTACCTGATCGGCTTTGGTATGCGATTCCCGCACCTCTTTATTGAACTGCGACGTCACCATGA